GAAGTGTAAAGCCGAGCAATTACAGGCGGTTAGCTGGCCCGGTCGTGGCGCAGCGCTGCGTCACTTGTCAACAGGCTTGCCCATGCCGTAAAAGGTGCGTCGCAGGCTTAAGACGCGGAGTTGCCTCGTCTAGTCGCCACGACGTGACGACGCGACAGAGACACGACGGATCTATGCGGTTGCCGCACGACGGACGGAGTGACGAGATTGGTTAATGCGACTGAGACGACGACGCACGGACACGACGACGTGACGTCATCGCTCGGGGACTCTCGCTCGTCGGCTGAGAGGCTCTCCGTCGCTCCGGGTCTCGGGGTGGGGGTGCGGGGGGTGGATTGGGTTGCGGGCGGCGTCGCCCTAGATAGGGGGCCCCAGAAACGCGGACTCGATGAGAATTTCATGATTAGTCGGCTCGAAGACGCGGAGGAACTCCATAAGCTCCGCGACATTGTGAGGAACTGGCGCTGATGGCGAAGCTTACTGTGAAAACCAAGCTCACGCCCGAGCAAGAGCGCAGAGAGCGCGCGAAAGCCCGTCGCCGCGAGAACTATGCGGCCAAGCGCGCCGACAAGCTCGCCGAGGAAGCCGCCGCCGTTGAGGCTCCCAGCCGCGTAGAGCCCAAGCTCCTCGGTGGACCCGGCGTCGCCGGTGGATCCAAATCACCTTCCGCCGTTGCGACGGCTCGGGAAAACCTCACGACGGCCTTCGACATGATGGGCGGCGTGCCCGCGCTCGTGCGTTGGGGCCGTAAGAACCCGACAGAGTTCTACCGCATGTGGGCGCGCCTGATCCCGAAAGAGGCGGTCGAGCCCACCAGCGAGATGCCGCTGGAGAAACTCCTCGCCATGCTGGCCACCAAGTCGGAGAAGTCCGTCGCGGAAGCCGCATACGAAATCGGCACCGAAACTTTGACGGCGGCGCGGAACCAAGTATCCGTTGAAGACGCGGCGGAGGCGCTTCGTCAGCAAGAAGGGAGCACGGTGCAGTGAGCAATCAGGCACAGATGGACGCCGCCGCGCGCCAACAGGGGTTCCCCGACTACGTGACGATGCTCGCGTGGCAGAACCATATCAGTCAGAGCCTCCGCACGCCGCAGAACTACATGAACGGAGTCGGGCGTTCCGGTGGACCGGCCTCCCCTCCCACCCCACAGGCAGACCAGAAGAACGTGAGCAATCCGCCTTCGTCGTCCCTCGGGTGGCTGGCGGACATCTATCACCGCGCCACCGGCTTCTAGACGATGACCACTCAGGCACAACTCGCGCAGCTTCAGCGTTTGCGGGACGACTTCGTCCTGTATGCGCCGTCGTGCCTGAAGATTAAGACCAAGGCGGGGCAGATCGCACCCTTTATCCTGAACAGGGCGCAGCTTTACGTCCATCAGAAGCTGGAGGAACAGCGCGCCGCCACCGGTCGCGTCCGAGCGCTCGTGTTGAAGGCCCGCCAACAGGGATTTTCCACCTATATCGGCGGACGCTTCTATCATCGGTCCAGCCTCAACGGCGGAACGAGCGTCTTTATCTTGACGCACGAGCAGGCGGCGACCGATAACCTGTTCAACATGGTGGCTCGCTATCACGAGCACACTCCTTTGAAGCCGAGCACGGGCGCAGCGAACGCGAAGGAGCTCGTCTTCAATCGGCTCGACAGCGGATATTCGGTGGCCACGGCCGGACAGAAGGCCGTCGGACGCTCCAAGACGGTAACTCTCTTCCACGGGTCCGAAGTCGCGTTCTGGCCGAACGCCAAGGACCACTTCGCGGGCGTCATGCAGGCGATCCCTGATCTTCCTGGGACCGAAGTCATCCTCGAAAGCACCGCCAACGGCGTCACCGGCGAGTTCTACGAACGCTGGCAACAGGCCGAAGCCGGAATTGGCGACTATATCGCGATTTTCGTGCCGTGGTTCTGGTCCGAGGAGTATCGGCGCACGTGCCCGCCCAACTTCGTCCTGCGCAAGGAGAAGATGCAGGGCGAGGACATGTCCGAGGAGGAGTATGCACGCCTCCACGGCATCGACAATGAGCAGATGAACTGGCGGCGCGCCAAGATCGCCGAGCTCAAGGACCCGATGCTGTTCATGCAGGAGTATCCTGCGACGGCGGATGAGGCGTTCCAGGCCACCGGGCATGACAGCTTCATCAAATCGGCCCACGTTCTCAGGGCTCGGAAGAACAATATCGATGACCCGTTGGGGGCGCTGGTCATCGGCGTGGATCCCTCGCGGTTTGGTGACGACCTGTTCGCCATCGTGTGGCGGGTAGGACGGAAAGTCACCAAGTATGTCACTATCGAGAAGATCGACATCGTCCAAGCGGCGATCAAGCTCCGTCAGATCATCGACGCTGATAATCCTCGGCGTATGTTTATTGACGCAGGTGGTCTGGGCGCTGGCGTATATGACCTGCTCGTGTCATACGGCGAGAAATATAAGAAGATTGTCGTCGGTGTCAACTTCGGCTCTGAGCCCGAAGAGCCCGAGGTTCTACTGAAGGACGGCTCCAAAACGCCTGGACCTCGTAATCGTCGGGCGGAGATGTGGATGCGGTCCCGCGACTGGCTCATGGACGAGCTCGGGGTGGATATCCCCGACGTTCCCGTGTTCCAGTCCGACGCTGTGGGTCCCAGCTATAAGTATGACGCCAATCAGCGGCTCATACTCGAGAGCAAAGAGTCCATGCGTAAAAGGGGCGTGCGCTCTCCCGACGTATGGGACGCCGTGGCGCTCACCTTCGCAGAGTATGTCAGCGACCTGCCGGTCGCCCAGATTTCCAAGGGCCGTCGCGAACGCGGGAGAATGGCGCGCCGGGCCGCAACCGGGTGGATGGCAGCATGAGCACTGATCCAGGATTGAAGAGGATCGAGATCCTCACCGAGCGCCTGCAAGGGCGCACCAAGCGCGACGGGTCGCCGCTGCCCGGCTACAAGCAGAACGTGGCGGCAATCAGGGCTGAGATCGCTCAGCTACAGGAAAACATGGAGCGAGCGAACGATGGCGAGTAAGTCAGCAACTCCGGCAGTCAATCAGTCCGGCACGGGGCTGCCGGTGCCGGTCACCCAGCCCGCCACTCAGGAAGGGGTATCGAACGCCGAGCCGGAGAGCTACGCCCCGGAGGGCTTCGATAGCGAGGACGATTACCTCGAGCATGTCCGCACGACGTTCGAGCAGGACGCCGCTTACGATCGGACGAACCGCGAGCAGGCGCTCGAGGACCTTAAGTTCGTAGCGGGCGACCAGTGGGACCCGCTCGTCAAGGGCGACCGCGAGAAGAAGGGCCGTCCGTGCCTCACCATCAACGTCCTCCCGCAGTTCATCGGGCAGGTGATCGGCGATCGGCGCATCAACAAGACCGCCATCAAGGTCGCGCCGCGCAAGGACGCCACGGTGGACATGGCCAACACGCGGGCGGCGCTGATCAAGTCCATCGAAGCATATTCTCGGGCGGAGCGTGCGTATGACATGGCGTGCGAGGATCAGGTTACTTGCGGCATCAGCGCTCTTCGTGTCGACCTCGACTACGCCGACAACGACGTTTTCGAGCAGGACATCTACATTCGGCACATTCCCAACCCGCTGGCGGTGGTGTGGGACCGAATGTCAGTCGATCCGACCGGACGGGACGCGGGTCACTGTTTCGTGCAGGACTCGATGCCCAAGGACACCTATGACGCGCGGTTTCCCAAGTATCCCGCGCCGTCCAGTCTGAACGACGGCCTCGCCCAACAGTTGACGTCCGGCGGATGGTTCGCCAACAACATCGTCAAGGTGACGGAGCACTGGCGGCTGATCGAGCGGCCCCGGATGCTGGCGCTGATGATGGACGGCAAGGTCGAGGACGTCACCGATCAGGAGGAGGCTCAGTATTCACAGCGCCTGTGGCGCGACCCGGTCACTGGTCGTCCGAAGATGCGGAAGGCGATGCGCACCTATGCCCAGATGCACCTCGTCACCGGCTGGGCAATCTTGGAGGGACCTTATGAACTGCCTCTGTCGCGTCTGCCGATCATTCGCGTTGAAGGTCGGACTGTGCGGGTTGGCGATGATCGCGTCCGCTACGGGCTTGTCCGCTACGCTAAGGATGCTCAGCGACTGAAGAACTACTGGCGTTCCGTCAGCGCCGAGGTTCTCGCCATGGCCCCCAAGGCGGTATGGATCGCGCCCGAGGATGCCGTGGAGGGCCGCGAGGATGATTTCCGCGAAGGTCACCTGTCGGGTGATCCCCTTCTGGTCTTCAACAAGAACCCGTCAGCGCCGCCGGAGCGCGTGGAGCCGCCGCAGGGCAATGCCGCCGTTCTGCAGGAGTCTGCGCTCAACCAGCAGGACATCAAGGACACGACCGGCCTTCAGGATGCCAGCCTCGGCGTTAAGTCCAACGAGGTATCCGGCAAGGCGATCACCGCACGTCAACGTGAAGGCGACGTGGCGACCGTGATTTATCACGATAACCTGAACAACGCGATCCAGGAGACCGGCGACTGCGTGAACCAGTTGCTCGGCATCGCCTATGATACGACGCGTCAGGTTCGCGTGATCGGTGAGGACGACAAGCACAAGCTGATCACGGTCAACGACCCCAACGATGATAGCACCGACCTGACCGTCGGAAAATATGATGTTTCCATTGTGACGGGGCCGAGCTATACGACCCAGCGCATGGAAGCAGCCGACGCCATGATGAACGCGATCCAGGTGGCTCCTGAGCTGATGCAGATCGCGGGTGACCTGATCGTCCAGGCCCAGGACTGGCCCGGCGCGCAGGAGATCGCGGCCCGCATCAAGCGGTCCATTCCTGCCAACATCACGC